CTGGCCGGTTCTCCCCCCGGCACCCCGGAATTCGCGCGGAATTCTCGAATGCAAAAAGAATTGAGGGAGAAATGCCACAGACCGAAATTCAACTGCCGCAATTGGATCGGGACATTCTCGATACGGCAGCCATGTATTGGAATACAACGGGAGAATTGCTCGCGTTTGTGCGGAAGGAGCTTGGCATGTCTCAGCGCCAGTACTGCCGGCACCTTGCCCGCCTGACTCGCGATCCCGCAGCGCTGGCGTACTCGCCCCTGCTGATCAACCGCCTACGGCGCATCGCCAACGAACGGGCCCGCGCGACCGTGATGGGGAACATCTATGACTGACGTGCCGCTGGACCCCGATGCCCGCGACGATCTCATGACGGAGACGTTGATCTATCTCCGCTCGATCGAGCACAGCGGGTCACGCCTGTCCGTCACGCTCGGCCCCGCGACCATCTGGCTGATCGTCGCCGGGCTCCAGCTGGCCAGCCGCCACCCCGAGGTCAGCGACAGCATCCGGGCGGACTGGCGCACCATGGGGGACTACCTGACGACCTACCTCGATCGGCGTACCCGGGCGCTGCTGGCGCTGGGCTGGCATCATGGCGCGTCGCAAGCGCGATGACGCGGCGCTTTTCCCGATGCCCGCCGGTCGCCGCGGCCGGGTGGAACGCGCGGTCGATGAGAGCGTGCGCCGCGCCAGGGCCCAGAACCAGATCAGCGACCTGGATCAGGCGCTGGTCACCCTGGCGCGGGCGCAGGCCCGCGCGGTGGACGTGGCCGAGAACGCCCGCGACGTGTGGGCGCTGGCACGGGCCGGCGGCGAGCTGCGCGAAACGCTCATTCGGTTGCGGCTGGACCCGACCAGCCGCGGCGTGACCCGCGATGGTCTCGCTGATTTCCTCGCTGCCCTCGGCAGCCCAGCTGCCGGAACCGAGCCGCCCGGCCAGGCCGCGGTGGGCGACCCCGAGAACGCCTGAGCGGCCCACGTTCGGGCCGCGCGTAGCGGCCCTGGCCAACCTGCTGGGCTGGCCCTGGATGCCCTGGCAGCGTCAGGTGTCCGATGTGGTGGGTGAGGTACTCCCATCGGGTGACTGGGCGTACCCGACCGTCGTGATCGAGGTGCAGCGGCAGGCGGGCAAGACCACCATCGTGGACGCGACCGGCGTCCACCGTGGACTGACCGGGCCGGACCGCGGCATCTGGTACACCGCGCAGACGCGCCAGGACGCGCGCGACCAGTGGATGCAGCTGGTCAAGCGGATCCGCCGTTCACCACTGAAGCCACCACACAGCAAGATCCGCGAGAGCAACGGATCCGAGTCGATCACGTTCCCCACCGGTTCGGAGCTCCGCCCATTCGCTCCGGTGGAGGATGCGCTGCACGGCAAGCCGGTCGACCTGGTCACCATCGATGAAGCCTGGTCGCACTCCGTCCCGCAGGGTGACGCCCTGGTCCAGGCGATCCTGCCCGGGTTCAACACCCACCCGGGCCAGATGTGGATCGTGTCCGCGGCCGGCACCCACGAAAGCCAATGGCTGCGCGGCATGATCGACACGGGCCGGATGATGGTCGATGCCGGCCGACGCGACACCCTGGCGTTCTTCTCCTTCGGCATCGGCGATGACGTCGATCCCGCCGACCTGGCCGCGGTCGCCCTGGCCCACCCGGCGTACGGGTTCACGCTGCGCCCGCAAGCGCTGATCACCGCGGCGACCATGATGAAGCCGGGCGAGTTCGCGCGCGCCTTCGGCTCACGCTGGACCGGCAAGAGTGACCGGGCCATCCCCGCTCTATTGTGGACCACCGGCGCCGACGCCGTCACCCCGATCCCGGCCGGCCCGGGTGCGTGGGCGCTCGGCCTGGACGTGGGCCTGGACGGGCTGGACGCGGCCCTGGCGATCGCGTGGCGCGACCATGCTGGCATCGCCCATGTGGAGCTGGTCGACGCGCGAGAGGGCACGGGGTGGCTCACCGATCGGCAGCTCCAGCTGGTGCGCGAGCACGACCCCCGCGCGCTCGGCATCGACGCGTACGGTCCCGCGGTCGCCGCGGCCGAGGCCGGCCGGCGGGCCGGACTGGAGTACCTCAGCACCGCTACCGACCAGTGGGCCACCGCCTGTGCGGGGTTCCTGGCCGAGCTGGTCAACGGGACCCTGAAGTACCGGCCACACCCCGCCCTGGATCAGGCCGCGGAGTCCGCGGCGAAGCGGCCCGTGGGTGATCGCTGGGTGTGGGGACGGCGCGCGTCGGCATCGACGATCGCGCCGCTGTGCGCCGCTACCATCGCCCTATGGGCATTCGATCATGCGCCACCACACGAGCCGTTCGCGATCCGGTGACCAGGTGAGCCGCCGCAAGCCGAGCACCGCGGTGGCCGTTGCTCGCGCGAGCAAGGCCCGCGACCCGATCCCGGCCACGAACGTACGGGCAGTGCGCACCCCGGTCACGACGCCGTTCAACCAGATCGTCTGGCCCTGGGATCCGGTCGCGAGTGCGCCACTCGTCTGGGATCCCTGGTCCGCGCTGAAGATCCCCGGCGTGGCTAAGGCGGTCCTGGTCTACACGACGATGCTGAAACAGGCTGCCCTGGACGCGTACAGGGGCACGCAGCCCCTGCCGCGGCCCACCTTGCTGGACCAGCCGGACCCTAACCAGGCGCGCCCGTGGTTCGTGCAGGTGCATGTGGAGGACTACCTCCTGAACGGCAATGCGGTGCACTATGTGACCGCCTTCGATTCGACCGGGTGGCCAGCGTCGGTGATGTGGATCCCGGCCGCGTGGCTGACGATCGCGATCGCGCCACGCCACTACGAAGATCCGATCTACATGATCGACGGAATCGAGATCGACAAGTCGCGGCTGGTGCACATCAAACGCGGCGCGGACCGCTGGTGCCCCGCCCGCGGTGTCGGCGTGGTGGAACAGCACCTGGCCTCACTCGATCGGGTGGCGATGGAGGAGGCGTATGAGCGGGACGCGCTGCGCAACGGTGCGGTGCCCTCGGTGGCGATCATCTCGCCGAACCCGCGGCTGGGCGATAGCGAGGCATCGACCGCGAAAGTGGACTGGCTGAAGAAATTCGTCGGGCCCGGGCGGGAGCCAGCGATCCTGCCGGCCGGCACGCAGGTGATCCCGCTGGCCTGGTCGCCCGAGGATGCCCAGATGACGCAGGCCCGGCAACTGTCCCTATTGGACATTGCCAACATGTTCGGGCTGGACGGCTACTGGACCGGCGCCCCGGGCGGGTCGATGACGTACCGGTCCCCGGGATCGATGTATACGAACCTGCTGCGCACCGCGTTAGAGGGTGTGCTCGCGGACTTCGAGGCTGTGTGGTCGCAGGCATGGGTGCCGCGCGGCATCAGCGTGCGGTTCGACCGCTTGCAGCTCACCCGCGATGATCTCCAGACCATGGTTCAGGTGCTGGTCCAGGCCACCAACGCGAACCCGCCGCTGATGTCGCAGGCAGAGGCCCGCGTGATGATGGGCCTGCCACCGACGATCACGGATCTGGTCACCACGTCACCTATCACCACAGAGGAGGTACCGGCACCATGAAAAGCACCGCCATCGATCCCGTGCTCGGCGCCGCGCAGGTGCGCGACCGGGCCCTGTTCACCGCCACCCTGGAACTGTCCGATGTGGACACGACTTTCGGGTACACCCAGATGCAGGGACGCGCCGCACCGTACGGCGCCTGGACGAACCGATCATGGTTCCTGGAGTCCTTCGCCGCGGGCCTCTTCGACAAGTCGATTAAGCAGGCCGCGGCCGCGCTGCCGCTGCTGCTGTGGCATGACGGCGGGTTCTGGCCCATCGGATCGGCCAGCGAATGGGAGTCCCGCGACGATGGTCTCTGGGGGACCTGGAAGCTGGACGGCGGCGCCGATGCCCAGCGGGCCGCACAGATGGCCAAGGACGGTCACCTGTCCTACCTGTCGGTAGGGTACGTGCCGATGCGCTCGGCCTGGACCATGTCCAGCGAAGAGGAATGGGACCCGGCCGACGCCGAGACGCTCGATCGGGTGGTCCGCCAAGAGGCCCGCCTGGTCGAAACCAGCGTCGTGTCCACACCCGCATTCAGCGACGCGACGATCACCCTCGTGCGCTCGGGCGAGGCCACGAAGCGGCGGGCCCGCCACGCCGCGGACCGGCCCGGGCTCGATCACTGGCGACGGTGGCGCGCTAGCATCTGATCAACGCCACGCCGCCTACCGCGCCGCGAGCCGCGCCGATCCACAGTGGATCACCCCGGCGAGCACCCCGGCAGGCACCCTGGCCGGTCAATCTTGACTGTCCACTGTGCCCACTGGGGGAACCATGAATGCCGTACTGGAGCGCCTGCTGCGGCAGCGCGACGAGCAACTCACCTTTGTCGACCAGCTGCTGAACCGCGTCGATGCGGAGTCACGCGACCTGGTCCAGGCGGAGAAGGACAACCTGCAAGCCGCGCGTCAGCGCATCGGCGAGCTGGACGACCAGATCAAGCCCTTGCAGGAGTTCGATGACCTGCGCTCGGCATCGGCCGCGGGGCACCCGCTGGGTGCGCCGGGCCCGCGCCACACGCAGCCGGTCACCGCCGGCAACGCTCCACAGTGGGCGACCGCGGGCGCGTACCTGGCCGACTACTGCCGGGCCCGGGGCATCGGTGGCGGCGCCCCGGACGCGCACGCCATGGCTCGGCTGGAGCGGGCCGCGGTCGACAACCAGATCACGACCGACACCCCGGGCCTGCTGCCTCAGCCCGTGGTCGGATCGGTGGTCAACGTGCTGGACGCGTTCCGGCCGTTCATCACCTCGATCGGTGGCGCGATCAACATGGGCGGCATCCCGGGCGCCGTGTTCACTCGGCCGAAGGTCACCCAGCACACGAAGAGCGGCAAGCAGACGGCCGAGAAGACGCAGCTCACCTCGCGTCGGATGAAGATCGACCCCGTGCCGTTCGCGAAGGAAACGCACGGTGGCGTGGTCGACATCAGCCGGCAGGACATCGACTGGACCAGCCCGAGTGCCTGGGATGCCCTGGTCCAGGATCTGGCCAACGTGTACGGCGTCGACACCGAGACCTCGGCATCAAACGCGTTCGCGACCGCGATCACGCAGACACAGGCTGCGGTCACCGCGGATCTGAAGGGCATCGCTGCCGCGCTGTACGCGGCCGCGGCGAAGTGCTATGTAGGCGGCGCGGCCGCGGGTGAGCCCGCGGCGGGCCTGCTGCCGGACCGCATCTGGATGTCCCTGGACATGTGGGCGCAGGTGGGCCCGATCGTCGACCTCGGCCGCCTGGCGTTCCCACCCACCGCGGACGGCACGGCCGGCAGCTCCGAGCTATCGACGTTCTCGGGCGACATGCTCAACGTCCCCCGCATCGTCGTGCCGAGCTTCCCCGCCGCGACCATCATCATCGGCAACTCCACACTGACGGAAGTCTATGAGGAGGTTGTCGGGATGATCAGCGCGATCGAACCCGCCCTGTTCGGGGTGGAGGTGGCCTACGGCGGGTACCTGGCGTTTGGCACCCTGGTGCCGGCCGCGTACTGCAAGGTCACCCTGCCGACCACGCCGTGACCGTCTTCCCGCCCTACATCCAGCCCGGACCACCGCCCACAGTGGACGAAGTCCGGGCCTGGCTGGGCGTGAGCGCCGCACAGGTCAGCGACCACGATCTGAACATCATGCTCCAGCAGGAGCTTGGCAATCAGAACGATGAATGTCGCATCCCGGACGATCTCGCCGCGGGCGGGTTGCTGCCACCGCAGCTGATCGGGTCGGCGTACCGGCGGGTGGCCCGTGCCGTCGCCGCGCGCGGCATCCCGCTCGGGTACCGGTCCGGAGACGATGAGTACGGGCCTCTGCGGCTGCCTTCCTACGATGCGGAGATCACCCGCATCGAAGGACCGTGGCGGAAGTTCGTGTTCGGATGAGCACGTCCCGACAGGCCATTGTGGACGCCCTGAACGCGGTGCCGGGGATCGTGGCGACCCCGGCACCGCCGGACGTCCCGGCCCCGGGCTCGGCCTGGCCCAGCTGGACTGGCGCCGCCACGGGCACGCTGTGCACGCTGCTGGACTCCTGGCGGGTCTATGTGTGCCTGCCTAACGCCACGATGCTGCACACGGTGGAGGGCGCCGACGCCCTGGTGCAGGAGGTGTGGGCCGCGCTGCTGAACCTGGCCGACGTGTCCAATGTGGCGCCTGCCCAGATCACCCTCTCGGATCCTGCCGGCATCGGGCAGACCCTGCCGGCCCTGATGTACACGATGACCATGCATGCGAGGGACAACACATGACATCGCCAACGATCGTCGAATCGAAGCTGCGGCAGGGATCCCTGAAGCTGGGAGCGGCAGGCGCGCAGGTCGAATTCGCCTGCCAGGCAACCAACGTCACCATCGCGTCCACCTACAAAGAGGACGGCGAACAGACCGAAGTCCTCTGTGGACTGACGGTCGCCGCCGCCACCACGGTCACGAAGTCTCTGAAGGTGACCGCTATCCAGGACTTCGACGACCCGGGCGGCCTGATGGTCTACCTGCGGGCGCACGAGCTGGAGGAGGTCCCGTTCAGCTGGCAGGCCAACCCCACGGCGGAGATCGCGTCCGGGACCGTGCAGCTGCGCCTGGGTGACTGGGGCGGGGATGTCGGCAAGCGGATCACGACGGCACCAGAGTGGCCGATCACCGCGCTGACCTGGTCGCCACCCATCGCGGCCACGGGCGCGACGGCCGGCACACCGGGTGCGTTCACACCCGCGGGCGCGACCCCGGCCGCGAACCTGACCGCGCTCCAGGCATCGTCCATTGTGGCCAGTCCCGCAACGGCCTGGGTGACGGGCAGCTGGGTGACCCTGCTCGATCAGTCCATGGCCTACTGGGCGGGCGCCGCGTGGGCCGCGGGTAAGGCGCCGTGACCGGCAGCGCGACCCTGCTCGGGGTGGCCGAGCTGGGCGCGTCCATCACCGCGGCCGGCGTCGCCCTGGCCCACCTGGACGTGGCGCCGCGCAAGACGGCCGAGCTGATCGGCAACGCGGCCGCGGGCGCGGCCCCGCGCCGCAGCGGTCGCCTGGCTGCCAGCGGCACCGCGGCCGCGGCCGGCGGGCGCGCCGTGGTGGAGTTCGGATCGAGCGCCGTGCCCTACGCCGGCCCGATCCACTGGGGCTGGCCGGCCCGCCACATCCGGCCGCAAGAGTTCGCGTCCCGCGCGGCGCAACGCACCGAGGCCCAGTGGATCGAGTTCTACGCGGCCGACGTACAGACCACCATCGACACGATCAAGGGAGTGTGAGCACGGTGACCACCGCACCCGCAGGCACCATCTGGGAGATCCCGCACCCGAACAACCTGACCTTCGCTGACCTGGACGACATCCTGGCCGAGACCGGCGTCGACGTACGGCCCGATGCCGGCAACCGGCGGGCGCTGATCTTCGCCGCGATCGTCACGTGGCAGCTGCGCCGTCAGGGCCAGACCGCGGACCTGGACACGATCTACCGCACGCTCACGATGGGGCAGATCCGGTTCGCCGCGGACCCTACGCCGCCGGCGGCGACCGGCTGAAACTGCGCATCGCCCTGGCCTACGCGTGGCGATGCTCGCCGGCTGACCTGCGCGAGATCACCTGGTCAGAAGCGATGGAAATGATCGCGTTCCTGGAGCGGATCACACCCGAGAAAGGGGCAGCCACATGGCTGGACCAGCAACCCTAAAGATCGAGGTGGTCAGCGACTCCAGCGTCGCGATCGGCGACATGGGCCAGATCAGCGCCACCGCGGCCAGCACCGCGGCCGATATCGAGAAAATGGGCACGTCCTTCGATGACGTAGATCGCAAGTCCGCGCAGCTGTCCGACGTAGCCGGCAAGGTCGATGAAGTCGGCGGGTCATCATCGAAGACGGCCGGCGCGCTCGGTGACCTCGGTGGCGTGTTCGACCTGCTGGGCAACACCGGGCTCGGTGACAAGCTGGGCATCGTCGGTACGGTGCTGATGGGCGCGGCCGGCGCCGCGGACCTGTTCACGGTCGCCACCGAGCTGCTGAACATCGCGAACCTGAAGAGCGTCGCGTCGACGATCGCCCGGACCACAGCGACCATCGCGACCACCGTTGCCACGGGCGCGGTCACCGTCGCCACGAACCTCTGGACGGCCGCGCAGTGGCTGCTCAACATCGCGTTGAACGCGAACCCGATCGGCCTGATCGTCGCCGGCATCCTGATCCTGATCGGCGTAGTCATCCTGATCGTCAAGCACTGGCAGGACATCGAAGCTGCGGCCGATTCCCTCTGGACGAAGATCCGCGAAGTCTGGGACCTGATCGTCGACAAGATCACCCACAACCCCATCGTGGAATTCATACAGAAGATCATCGACAAGATTCAGCAGTTCATCGATATGTTGTCGCACCTGGACGTGGGCAAGATCCTGGGCGGCATCGGTGACGCGATCGGCGGCATCTTCGGACGCAGCGCGACGCCCGAGCTGGCGCTCACGTCGTCGCGGGTGTTCCGGCTGGTCGGCGCCGACGCCCTGGCCCGGGCCACGCCCACCGGTCCGTCCACATTGGCCGAAACGGCTAGCTCGCTCGCGTCGCGGGCCGCGGCCCCGGTCGTGCTGGTCAACGTCTGGTTGGACAACCGGCGGGTGGAGGGCTTCGTAGACAGCGTGGTCGCGACCCGCCTGGATGAAGAGGGCGCCCGCATGGCCGCGGGTGTGTGGAGTCCCTGATGGCACTCACGATCACTGGCACAGCGACCGCCCCGGACACGTGGCGCTTCACCGTCGCGGGCGTCGTGCCCGCGGTGTCGCCGACGTTCGTCATCGACTACGGCGACGGCACGGCGCCCGTCACCGTCACCACCGACGCGTCGGGCACGACCGTGATCACGCATCAGTACCGGGTGGCCGGGCACTGGGTGTACACGGTCACCGCGACCGCGACCATCACCGCGTTCGCGTCGACGCTGAACGCCCTGAACGTGGCCATACCGACCACGTTGCAGGCGATCAACACCACGCCGGGGCTGGACACCCTTGCGGCGATCCCGGCCACGTCGGCGACCGTGAGCATGCAGGCCACTGTGGACGTTGGGCCCGCGACCATCTGGGCGACCGTCGTGCCCGGCACACCGATCCAGAACATCCAGATCGACACCTACGTGAACAGCCCCGGCAACGTGCTGCTGTGGACGATCACCCGCAACACACCCAGCGGATCCGCCCCGCTGTACACGGGCAGCAGCTCCAGCTACGCCGTGAGCTTGATCGACTACACGGCCCCCATCGGGGTCGACATCACATACACCCTGACGATCACCGGGACGGACTACAGCACCACGATCGTGCTGAGCAACACCGTGCGGCTGACGGGCACGCTCGGGTGTTTCCTGACCGACCCGATCAGCGGGAAGACGCTCGCGGTGGAGCTGCAATCGTGGCCCACCCGCACCCGCACGGCGCGCCGTGCCGTGCTCGAAGTAATGAACCGCGCCGACCCCGTGGCGATCAGCGACACCCACCTGTACCCGGCCGGCGCATGGGTGTTCATCACCCGCACGGATGTGGCGACCGCGGACCTGATCGACCTGCTGACCCGCAGCACGTACGCCGTGCTGCGCAGCCAGCCCGATAGCAGCATCGCCACCGTGACCGTGAGCGTGGGCGACATCGCCGAAACCCGCTACACCGGCCAGGGTGGCGACCAGCGGCGCCTCAACGGTGTGCTGGTACAGGAGATCGCGGCGCTTCCGGCGACCGCGCTGCCCATACCGTCCACATTGAACGGTCTATCCACCATGGCCGCGACGCTGGGTGCCCTCTCGCAGCTGCGCCCGACGTTGCTCCAGCTGTCCCAGATCATCACGGGATCGGGCCCGGCATGAGAACGTGCAGCACCGCCTGGCGCACGCTGATCGCCTACAGCCACCCGATCGTGACCATCGTCGAGAGCTGGTTGGGTGGCACCCAGCTGGCCGCGAACGTGCCCATCACGTCCGGCCAGATCGACATGGACGACAGCGGCAGCCTGAAGCGGCTGCTGCGGATCAAGGTGCCGGCCCGCACTCCGGACGGCCGGCGCTGGGATCCCGCTGGCGACGCGCTGGCGCCGCTGGCCGCGTACGGGCAGCGCCTGAAGGTGTCGACCGGCATCCGGTACGCCAACGGCGCCACCGAGCTGCTGCTGGCCGGCTGGTTCGTGATCACCAGCTGGGACCGCAAAGAAGACGAGGGCGTGATTCAGGTCCAGGCCGCGGACCTCGGGCTGCTGATCCAGGACGATCGCATGCTCGCGCCCGAGGCCCCGCCGGCTAACGCAACGTTCACGTCAGAGTTCGTCAGGCTGGTCAACGGCACCGTGCCCACCGCGGTCAGCGCGGCCCTGGTCGACCGGGCCCTGTCGTCCACCGTCGTCTGGGACCGCGATCGAGACAAGGCCCTGACCGACCTGTGCAACGCGTGGCCGGCCCGCTGGTACGTCGACGACACCGGGACCGCCCGCGCAGACGTGCCCTACGGCGCCGTGAGCCCGTCCACGCCGGCACAGGTGCGCCTGACCGATGGTTCGGGCGGGACCATCACGTCCCGGGCCCGCAAGGCGCAACGTACGGCGATTTTCAACATGGTGGTGGTGGACGGTAAGGCGGGCGCGACGGGCGCGGCCGCGCCGCACAGCGTCGCGAGCGTGACCATGGCCAACAGCCCGATCAGGGCCACCGGGCCGTTCGGCCGCCGGCCGCAGTTCTTCTCCTCCGACCTCATCGGCACGCAGGCGCAGGCCGACGCCACCGCGCAGGCCATGCTGGTCCAGGTCGCCACGATGGGCCGCGCCGAAGCGCTGACCTGCGTGCCCGATCCGTCCATCCAGCTGGGCGACGTGGCCGAGGTGATGACGCGCGACGGCGACCGGTACGTGTCGCGAATCGTGAATCTCAGCCTGCCCCTGACCGCAGAGGACGGGCCTATGTCGATCGTGCCCGCGATGCTGCCCGGCGGAGGGGTGACCTGATGCCGACCCCCGCACAGTGGTTCAACCGGCAGCCACGCAGCCCGAGCGAACGGCACCTGATCGGCACGGTCACCGTCGCGGGTCCGCCGTGCACGGTGCAGCTGGACCCTGGCACGTCGACGACCACCGCCTACCCGCTCTCGGGCGCCGCGTACACGGTCAATCAGCGGGTGCTGGTCCTGATCACCAGCTACGGCAATTACATAATTGGGAGACTTCAATGATTAACACCCCGATCTACGGGTTCAGCTACCCGGTCGCAGCCGACCACACGCGCACCTGGGAGTACTGGCAATCGCTGGCCACCCAGCTGGAAGCGAAGCTATCGGCCGGGCTCGCGTGCTTCCGGCTGGACCTGGCGACGAAGGCACTGACCGGCGTAGGCCAGGACGCGGACGGGACGCTCGCGCTGAACATCGGCGGGTTCGGCAAGGCTGGCGCCGTGATCACGGTGCCGCAGGCTGGCCTGTACGAATTCACGTTCCTGTCGGCATTCTCGGCGCCGACCGCCAACGCGGTCGGGCTGGGCGACATCTTCGTGAACAACGCCAACGCCGCTGAGGGCGTGTCGAACATGATCAGCGGGTTCTCGGGCACCGCCTTCTGCTCGACGATCATGCAGTGCGCGGCCGGCACGACGGTCAAGGCCGTGGTGGTCGCAACCGCGTCGATTAACCTGAAAGCCGCCCCGGCATCGATGCTGATGGGCAAGCTGCTCCAGATTCGGCCGTGACGTTGCCCCGATCCCGCGGGCCGGGGAAAGGTGGTCCCCCCGCTCGCCGGGCCGCTGGCCCCTCAGATCCCCGAGGGGCCAGCGCGGGGCCAACAAGGGCGATCAGAGGTCACTTCTGATCACTTGCGAGTACAGGTATGCCCGAGTACGGTCTGATCTTGCGGCTGACAGTGCTCGATCGTAACGATGGTGCCCCTCTCACCAGTTGAGTTCGATCAGGTCCCTGACCAGCGCATATACAAGATCAGCGCTGACTGAGGGGCCAGATGGGGACCGTCGCGGGGCCACGCGAACGTCACTCGGGCCGATCCGCCGGCGTTGACGGACCCGAGAGGACAGGACCCGCGGCTATGGTATCCATCGAATCCCGTAAGAATGAGCGAGAGCTGACCGTCACCCACCGCGTGCGGTGGCGCGAGGGCGGCGTGCGGCCCACGGTGTGCTTCTGCACCCGCGACCACGGCGAGGCCGCGGCGCCCCTGGCCGAGCGCTTCGCCGCGCTGGTCAAGCTGAACGGCGACCGCATGCCGACCCGCGACCAGCTGGACCCGTTCGGGCTGGGCTTCGTGCTCGGGCCCGTGCGGGAAACGGACATTGCGGGCGAGCTCACCGTTACCGACCTGATCGAGCGCTACATCAGCCACCGCGAGAGCGCCGGCATGGAACGGGCGCCCATCGCGCGCAAGTCGGCCGAGTCCTACCGGGCCGCGGCCCGCCGCTACGTCGCGTCGCACCCGCTGGGCGCCCGCGACGCCCGCGACCCCGAGCTGACCTGGCGCGACGTGCTGGGCTGGCAGCGCGACATCATGGCCGCGGCCCGGCCGGGCTGCCGCAAGCCGCTGGGTGCCAACAGCGCCAACAACCTGCGGCACAGCGTGCTGGATGCCGCCTTCCGATGGGCATGCTCGCCGCGCTCGGGCACGGCGCCGGACTTCACCCCGATCCGCACCGCGACGAACCCGTGCGCTGACGTGCCCGTGCCCCAGCTGGTCGCCTCACCGCGCAAGGACATCGTCCAGACGGCCGAGGACTACGCCGCGATGCTCGCGGCCGCGGCCGCGGTCGATGTCGAGTTCGCCGCGCTGGTCGCGTTGATGGCCGCGACCGGGCTGCGCATCAGCGAGGCCACCCAGCTGCGGCCGGGCGATGTCGACCTGGAGCGCTGCACCATCAGCGTCTGGCGCCACTGGGACGGCAGCGAAGTCGTCGACGGGGACAAGACGCACAAGGTCCGCATCGACGTGCCCGTCCCGGACCAGGTCAGCCGCACCATCCTGGCACCCCGGGTGGCCCGTGGCGGGCCGCTCCTGTTCACCGGGCCCCGCGGGCGCCGCTGGTCCAACAGCACCCTGACGGACCGCTGGGAGGCCCTTTCGGCCCGCCTGGCGAGCCATCACCGCCGATCCCTGCACCTGACGAACCACTGCATGCGGACCGCGTACATCACGCTCCTTACCGGCAAGCGCATGAACCCGCACAAGATCGCCCTGATCGTCGGGCACAGCGCCGGAAAAGCCGGCGGCGCCCCGATCATGCAGGGCCGTTACGTTCAGCTGACAGAGCACGATCGGGCATGGGTGCGTAGGCAGCTGGCACCCTACTTCGCTACGCTCTGACCTGCCTGTTTAGCCGCGGGCCTAAGGGCCCCGGTCGCGTGCTTGCTATGAGGGCCGCGCGACCGGGGCCTGTCGACGTCCGGGGCCCACAATCACCCCGGGGAGTGATCACCCGGCCGGGGGATCCGCGACCCCGATACATATCGGCGACGCCGTGTCAAGACGGACTTTCGGGGGTACGCCGATCGGGTGCTTTTATGCAGGTTGTGATTACTGCGGATCACTCCAGATAACCCGGGATCATCGGAATGCGCAATTCGCATATGAGGTCCGAAATTGGCGAGTTACCGATGCCATCGCGGCCCGGTTGATCCCCGCAACCCCCTGCTAGTGATATGGGAGGTTGCCAATGGCGACACGAAGTAAGCCCCCGGCGACAGCGACGCCGGTACCCGGGGACAACGTCACTCTGTACACGCTGCCCGAGGCAGCACCGCACCTGCGGATCTCTGCGGTCAGCGTGCGCCGGCTGGAATCCAGCGGCCAGTGGCCCAGAGAACTATTCACGTGGATCACCGGGCGGGTGTTCATGACCGGTGACCAGATATGCCGCGCGATCGCGTTGTGCCAGAACCCGGCGATCGAACCCCCGCGCGGACACAAGCGGCCCCGCGGGCCGAAGGTGGCGACCGCGGCGAAGAGCACCCGCGCCCAGCCCGGACTGCCCCGTGCTCGCTCTCGTGCGGTGGCGTCGTGACCGGCCGGCCGACGTGCCAGTACTGCGGCGCCCGCCTGCGTTGGGTGGAGACCGACCGCGGCAACCGCATGCCCCTGGACCCGGACCCGAACCCGGACGGTTCGGTGGTGATGCGTCAGGGCATCGCGCACGTGCTCAAGGCCAGCGAGCGGCCGGAGAACGTCGCGGCTGAGCACTGGATGCCGCATGCGGCCTCGTGCTCCGGCCGGCCACGCAAGGCGCGGCGCCGATGACCCGCCGCAAGCGCCGCCTGGTGACGCCGAAGCTGCGCGCGCACCGGTTCGTCTGGGATCCCGCGATCCTGGCCGTACGCGGGCACCTCACGTGCCGCGTGTGCGGCTCGTTGGAGAGTGCCTCGGTGCACCGCACGGCGCCCGCGCCGCCCGCGCAGGTCGACTACCTGGCCCTGGCCGCGGGTGAGCGTGACGACCAGGACGAACCCGCCCCGGCCGGCCCTGTCCCGGTTGATGCGCGGCCCTGGGTGCGCCTGACCGTGCCCCGCTGGGTGGGCCGGCTGGTCATGCGGCGTACCACCGCGGCCGCGGCCTGGTTCCTGGTGGTCTGGCTCAGCGTGATCTTCCTGTGTGGCTTCGTGTTGGCCGCGCTGCTGCTGCCCCGGGGGTCGCGGTGATGACGGCCAAACTGTCCGGCGTGCTCCCATCGGGCGACGCCAACGGCGTACACGCGATCGTGCCCGCGATGATCGATGACCCCGGCCGCGTGCACGTGCTGGTCGTGCTCGCGGACTGCGTGTCCGTCCGGCACAACATCGACGACGGATCGCGGGTGCCCACCGTGCGGATCCGCCGCATCGAAGCCGTGACCGACCCCGGCGACCGGGACCAGCTGCAGCGGCTGCTGATGCGCGAGTTCGAACGCCGCACGGGCCAGCCCGTGCTGCCCTTCGAGCTGGAGAGCGACGTCCGGGCTGCCTTTGACGACGGGACCGGCGACGACGGGCCCGAGGAACCACCACCGCCACGGCGCCGCAAGCGCACGTGAGTCTGACCGCGGCCGGCGGATCCCGGGCCTGGCGCGCCACTGTCGCGTTCGTGCTCGCCCGAGATGCCTACACCTGCCACATGATCCGCAACGGTGCCCCGTGCGGGCACCCGGCCACCACCGCGAACCACATCATCCCGCGCCGCTTCGGTGGCAGCGATGAGCCAGACAACCTGGAAGCTGCGTGTGCACCGTGCAACTACTCCGAGGGCGCCAAGATCCGCCACGCGGCCGCAGCCGCGCTGATCGTCAGCGATCGCGTGATCGCCGACCTGGCCGAGCTGCTGGACGCGGCCGGCGTGCCCCACGATGCCCCGCGCCACGTGATCCTGCGGTGGCTGCACCATCGGGGCTCGCACCCGTACCGAAACAGCGAGATCGACGCCACCGTGCGATACCGGCGGGCCCGCGGGCCGCTCTATCGCATCTGACCACAAAGGACAGACATGGCCTGGCTGCGTGAGACGGACGGGTTCGATGAAGATCCCGCGATCCTGGGCATCTGTCGCACAGAGTCCGAGGTCAACCAGGTGGTCGGCATCCTGACGCGGCTGAAGCTCTACTGCGCGCGGCAGTTCACGGACGGGTTCGTGCCAGAGATCAAGGTCAAGGCGATCGTGCGATCTCGCCGCATGCTGGAGCTGCTGACCGGTCCACCCAGCGGCGGGCGCGCGCTGCTGCACCGGCGCGGCGACGCGTGCGACTGCCTGAAGGACCGCAGCTGGCCAGCGACCGGCGCCGACTACTTCGTACACCACTACCTGCTGTCCAACCCATCGAAGGATGAGTATGACGTGCAGCGCGCCAAACAGGCCGAGCTACGCGACCGTCAGCTGCAAGCCGAGGTGCGCCACCGCGACCTAAACCGGTGCCGCTACTGCTCGATCAAGGTGGTGTGGGCCGATCGGCGCAGCGCGGCCGGCGGCGTGTTCGACCACGTTGATCCGAACCTGGCCGCGGGCGCGTCCAACCTGGTTGTCGCCTGCCGCGGGTGCAACAGCCGCAAGGGCCACCGCACGCCGGCCGCGGCCAGCATGACGCTGCTGCCGGCACCATCGACCAGGCCGGACCAGCCGGCCGATCCGGAGCGTGATCTGACGCGGACCACATGGTCCGCGGCTGATCCGACCACTCACGCGCGTGCACGGGACGGGACGGGACGGGTGGCCCCGGTCCAGGTCGGGCCACCACGGCTGGCCAGGACATCGGCGCACCCGAACCCGTACCATCGGGATTCGATCAACGGGCAGGATCCGACCGACCACGCGGGCCTACCCACGGTGTCCGATGTGGACAACGCTTACCTTGATCAGTTCAGAGAGGAGTTCAACAATGGTCCCTGACGATGTGACGCACGCGGTGGTCGTGCACCTGGCTGCCCGAGACGACGTGATCACCGACTTCCGCCGCAATCCCGAGCTGACCCGTGACCAGCTGGTCGCCAGCGTGGTCCAGCAGGTGCGCAGCGGCGCACTGATCATCATGGCGAAGCCGGGTGACAACTGTGACGTGGTGGTCCCCTGCACCTCGATCGACCACATCGAGATCATCACGTACATCGAACCGCGAAACGCGGTTCAGCCCGAACCACTCGACCAGCCGGCCCGTGAGGTGCCTGGGCTGGCCACGCCACCATGGCAGAGTCCGGCCACCGTACCGGAGTCGCCGACCATCATGTGAGGACACCCGGGGCCCGAGTCCTCCGGGGGGTTGAATCGGGCCCCGGGCTGACAATTGGGGGATCCATAATGGACAAACAGGGACCGCTGGTCCTGGTCGTGACGCCACCGATCCACGCGTTCCTGACGCGGCTGCCGTTCAGCGATGGTGAGCTGCGCGACCAGACGCGTCAGCTGGAAGCCTTGCAGCGCATGGTGGATGGCTACGTGGAAGTGATCCGGCCGCACCCGCAGCTGCGCCCGGACAACGTGCCCGGGTGGCACGCGTTCGTCAACGAAGAAGGCTTGATCCGCGCGCAGCCATTCAATCCGATCGGGACCGCGGTCGCGCGTATCGCCGGGTGGGCCAGCAACTCATACCTGGTCGGGCCCGTCGTGTTCTGCGGCGACAGTACGCCACCCGGGCTGACCTGGTCGGCGCCCGATCTACTGTCCACATTGGTGCGATCGCTGGGTGTGCCCATCCACCGCGAGCCGCTCCCGGCCGGAGTGCCGGCATGATCGGGCAGGGCCACCTGTGCAGCGTGCGCACGGGCCCGTCCAGCTGGTGCCTGAACTGCATGCCCTGCATGGAGCACCCACCCGTGACCCACCGGTGCCAGTCCGCGATCGGCTACGCCCGCACGGTCAAGGTGTCGCTGCTGGACCCGCGCCGCATGGCCCTGGTGTTCACGCGCTGCGTGATGCACGAGGCCGGGCACACCTGGCACCAGGGCCGCACCATCGCGTCATCGCCCGCGATCGTCGAATGGATCGACGGTGACCCGCGGGCGCGCTCCAGCGACCGACCCGACGAGTGGAGCTGGTTCGAACCGATCGATGACAGAGAGGACTATTGAGATGCCATGGTGGACCGATCTCGCGGTGCCAAAAGAGGGCACCCCGAACCACGGCGGGGCCGCAGTTGAACAGCGCGGCGTGGTCGAGCACATCGCCGAAGGAACGTACGAAGGAACGATCAGCTGGGCCATGAACCCGGACAGCGATGTCTCGTGTCACTTCGTGGTCGCGAACGATGGCAGGGCCACGCAGCTGCTCGATACCGATGTGACCTGCTGGGCCCAGCGCGACGGAAACGGGCACTGGATCGCGATCGAGAATGAGGGCACCAGCGACTACTACCTGACCCCTCAGCAGGTGGCCAAGAACGCAGAGATCCTGGCCCGATACGTGCAGGTCTACGGGGTGCCGTGCGTGGTAGCCAACACGCCCGATGAGTACGGCCTCGGGCATCACAGCATGGGTGCCGAGAACGGCGACGACTGGGGACACAGCGAATGCCCGGGTGAACTGATCAAGAGTCAGAAACCCAGCATCGTCGCGCAGGCCGAGGCCCTGCTCTCGGGCACTCCGGCCGGCAACGCCGTGGTGGTGGCCGATGAGTCGATCGTCAAGATAGTCACTGGCGTATGGACGCAGTGGCTGGGTGGTGGCGATCCCAGTGCGGCGTACTCGGGCGATCTCCAGCTGCTCATCGCGCAGAATCATCAGCTGCTGCTCGATGCATCCCAGATGGAGACGCAGCAGGCGCGGCGCGACCGGCGCGTGTGGTCGGTGCTGCTGGAGATCCTGAACGCCGTACGCCAGGACGCCAAGCCGCGGCCGCGGCCGCGGGCCCGCATCCCGCACAGCTGGTGAATAGATCCCGAATACTATTCCCAACAATATCGCGGAAACAATTCAATGAATGACCCCTCATGCGAAATGAATTGCGCGTGCGATTTTTTCTCACGCCCGGGGCCCGGCCAC